ATAAGTATAAAGTATAAAACAAAATGGGAGGAGGTTTAATGCAACTTGTAGCTTATGGTGCCCAGGATATTTACCTTACTGGTAACCCTCAAATTACTTTCTTTAAAGTTGTTTATAGAAGACACACCAACTTTTCGATGGAATGTATTCAACAAACTATTCAAGGATCATCCACTATTGGATCTTCCTCAAGTTCTGGAACAGTAACAATTTCTCGTAATGGTGATTTAGTTCACAAAATGTTTATTTCTTCAGAAATAGCAGGTATTACTGATGGAGAAGCAATTATTAAAGATGTTGAAATTGAAATAGGAGGACAAACAATAGATAAACATACCAAATCTTGGATACAAATATGGTCAGAACTATCAACACCTGCGGGTAAACGTGAAGGAAGAGGGAGAATGGTTTGTTCTAAAGGACATAATAAAACTATAACTTCAAATCTAGCAGGTCCTTCATCAGCAACAAGTCGGGTAATTGTCCCTCTAGAATTTTGGTTTTGTAGGAATGCCGGTTTAGCATTACCTTTAATAGCACTTCAATATCATGAAGTTAAACTTAAATTCAATTTTGGAACAAGTGGAGCAACTAGTGTAGGTGTTGCAGCACCTATCCAATTATGGTGTGACTATATATATCTTGATACAGATGAACGTAGACGTTTTGCTCAAGTTTCACATGAATATTTAATAGAACAAGTTCAAATACAACAATTTTCAGCATCATCATCTTTAAAATTAAATTTTAATCATCCAGTAAAAGAACTTATTTGGACTGAATTAAGTGATACTCATTATGGAAGTGCAAATATTGAACTAAATGGTCATGATAGATTTACCAAACAAAGTCCTGAATACTTTCAATTAAAACAACCATATGACTACCATACGGCGATCCCTTCACAAAATTTAGGACATATATCTGGTGGAACTCGACCCCGTGATATAAACCAAGAAGGATTATTGTCTGATATTTCAGAAGGATTAAATGCTACAGCAGCAACAACTATTACTGAATTTAATTTATTTGTAAGTAGTGCTGCTGATCGTGATATGACTACTGTTAATGGATTGCCTAACTATGGATCATATCATGATGAAAATCAAGGAGGTATCACTGTTTCATTGCCAAGTGAATTTTCAGAAACAACAGATCTTATTAAAGCAGCAAATTTTTCAGCACAAAGTGATGGAACTGCAGCAACAAGATTTTTAGCTGTAAATGGTTCTGCTGCAGCATCACCATTCTTAAGAAATTCTATCATAATAGGTGATACATATACGGTTAAAATAACGGATGTTACCACTGGACAAGACCATATTTCACCAAATGTAACATTAATGGCAATATATCAAAGACAAGGTGATACTATTCCAACTGATGGAACTGGTTGTGTTTCACCAAATAATAAAATAGGAACCCCGAATTTAGTCACCGCGATGACAAATACAACTATTAAAGATAATATGATTGTTTTAGAATTCAGTTCTGATATATTTAATTCAGCAACTGATCTGCACCCGACTGGGATAGCACTTGCTGATGGTGATAAACTTACATTAGAACATTTTGGAGATAGTAATTTCTCAAGTGAATTAAGAACAACTACTGAAGTCCATGATCCAGGTTTAAGTCATGTAACTTCATTTCAACATAGGATTAATGTTTATTCATTTGCTTTAAAACCAGAAGAACATCAACCATCAGGAACGTGTAATTTCTCAAGAATTGATACCGCTAAATTACTTTTTACTACTGCACCAGCATTAAGAGTAACTGTTTATGCTGTTAATTACAATATCTTAAGAATTATGTCTGGTATGGGTGGTCTTGCATATTCCAACTAAACGATTAATATTTTCTAATTTTCTAATCTTAAATTTTTTTATTTTTTATTTTTTTTTCTAAGTATAAAGTATAAAATAAAAAAATGGGAGGAGGATTAATGCAACTTGTCGCATATGGTGCTCAGGACATTTACCTTACTGGTAACCCGCAAATTACTTTCTTTAAAGTTGTCTATCGTAGACACACTAACTTCTCGATGGAAACTATTCAACAAACGATCCAAGGGACTTCCACTTTAAGCAACACAGCAGAAGGTTCGGGGTCTGTTACTATTTCACGTAATGGTGATTTAGTTAAAGATGTTTATGTTGTTGTTAATGGAGGTAAAGTAAATCATGGTCCTCAAATTATTAAAGAAGTTGATTTAGAAATTGGAGGTCAATTAATTGACAAACAAACTAGAGATTGGATGCAAGCATGGTGGGAATTATCAACTCCTGCTGGAAAACAAGTAGCATTGAAAAATATGTTATCTGATGATCATCAAAGTGAAACAGGGAGATCAGCAACATTTTCACAGATGAATTCTGTTCAAATCCCTCTACAATTCTGGTTTTGCCGTAATCCAGGGTTAGCATTACCATTAATTGCCCTTCAATATCATGAAGTTAAACTTAAATTTACATGGGGTAAACATTGGGGATATGATGATAGTGATACTCCATCATGCTTAGTTTACTGTGATTATATTTACCTTGACACTGATGAGAGACGTCGTTTTGCTCAAGTTAGTCATGAATATTTAATTGAACAAGTCCAAAAGATTGAAAAAACAAGTGGATCAGTGCAAAGTTCATCAGGTGCAACTTTATCTGCTAAATTAAATTTCAATCATCCTGTTAAAGAATTAGTATGGACTTACCCTGGTATTTTCTTTGATGATATTAAATTAACATTAAATGGACATGATCGTTTTGCGGAGCAAAAAGAGGAATACTTTACTTTAAGACAACCTTATCAATACCATACATCTGTACCAGGTCGCAATTTATATTCATCAAGTCAAAGTGCTGAGACACTTACAGCAAATACGCAGGAGACCACCATTACCACCATAAATAGCACTGCTAAAGTATTGATTGATCCTACGTCTACTGCGTCTGTCGGTGGTGGTCATTCAACCGACGGCCGGATGATATTCCATGGTGCTGATTCAACAACTATCAATGCGGATTATAAAAAAATTAAGTTAGGTGATCATATTGAAATTATTAATAATACAGTTTCAGCTAGAGGTGGAATATTTGAAGTTGTAACTCTTATAGATCTAGATAGACTGACAACCCTAATTACATTCCCGACAAGCGGAGGAACTAACAACTCAATGCATATTGTTGGTATTGATGTCATCCGTTACCACTCCGCACCTGCCACATCAGAATTAAGCACTACACTATTGCCCGAAGTTGGGAATAATTTAACTATTAAGTTACACCATCGTAAAGATAATTCACATGGTATTTCAAATACATCAAGTTATGGAAGGACAATTGGTGTTTATTCATTTGCTTTAAAACCTGAAGAACATCAACCATCGGGAACTTGTAATTTCTCAAGAATCGACACCGCAAAATTAGAAGGTAAATATAATCCCGAACATAACGGTGATGCAGATACAGTAACTATCTATGCTGTTAATTACAATGTCTTAAGAATTATGTCAGGTATGGGTGGTCTCGCATACTCGAACTAAACAGTTTTAAGTATTTAAAATAATTTTCTAAAGTATTTTTTTTTTAAAAATAAATCAAAAATTTATTTAATATTAAGTTTTTTCTCAAAATTTTTTTCTAAGTATAAAGTATAAAAAAACAAAATGGGAGGAGGATTAATGCAACTTGTAGCTTATGGTGCTCAGGATATTTACCTTACCGGTAACCCGCAAATTACTTTCTTTAAAGTTGTCTACCGCAGACACACTAACTTCTCGATGGAAGCAATCGAACAAACCCTCAACGGAACGGTCGGTTTAGGAAGTTCTACAACTGCAACTATTTCAAGAAATGGTGATCTTGTTGGAAGGATGTATATTGAATTTATACCATCGGCTTGGACCAAGGGTAATGTTGCTTGTGCTAATTTAGGTTCAGCTTTAGTTAAAGAAGTTGAAATTGAAATCGGTGGTCAAAGAATTGACAAACACTATGGACATTGGATGGAAACTTGGTCTGAATTAACTGAAGTTAATCCGGGTCACGTAACAGGATTACAGGCGGCGGATCTAACCGAAGGAACAACATTTCAAAATCTTTCTTGCTCTGGTGGTGTATTCGGTGCGACTACAGCGATAACTGATCCCATGTGGGTCCCTTTACAATTCTGGTTTAATCGTAATCCAGGTCTTGCTCTTCCACTAATTGCTCTCCAATATCATGAAGTTAAAGTTAAAGTTACTTTAGAAAGTGCAGGCGCGTCCGGCATTGGAGTAGACATGGACTTAAAATCTAATGCTATGAAATTATGGGCAGATTATATATATCTTGATACTGATGAACGCAGGCGTTTTGCACAGGTATCTCATGAATATCTTATTGAACAACTTCAATTTCAATCATTTTCAGGAACACCAAGTAACATGGAACTTAACTTTAATCATCCAGTTAAAGAACTTATATGGACGGGTGTACCAAATACCTCAACAGGAGTCAGTGCTGGTCCATCAACCCCCACCACAGTCCAAGGAACCCTCTCAAAATATCATCTTAAATTAAATGGTCACGATCGTATGGCTGCACGTGAAGCTGAATACTTTACTCGTTGCCAGGTATGGCAACATCACAGTGGTTTTGGAGGAATTACAGCAGATGCCGCCGGAGGTGCCGAAGATTCTATTGCGGTCTACTCATTCGCCCTTAAACCTGAAGAACATCAACCATCTGGAACTTGCAACTTCTCTCGCATTGATAATGCTCAATTAGTAGTAGGAGGGATTGGTGTAACTGCTTATAATGTCTACGCCGTCAACTACAACGTCCTTAGAATCATGTCGGGTATGGGTGGTCTCGCATACTCCAACTAAGGTTGATATATATCCTTTAATAATTTTCTTATTTAATTTAATAATTTTCTAATCTTAAGTTTTAAAAATTTTTTAAAAAATTTTTTTAAAAAATAATAAAAAAAAATAATAATTTACAAAAATAATTTATTGATTTTCAGAAATCCAAATATCAAGATATTTTAAAGCATTTAATTTA